ATAGCTAATTTCTGGGAACACTTTTGCCAAGCGTTTATTGTGGACACAGAAAAAGTGCTAAAATATGTTTATGGTTGGCATGGAAATAGTATTTACTCAGCGAGTGGCAAACGGTACGGATGATTTAAACAATCCTACCTACACTACCCAGACAGTCACGGTTGATGACTGCTTAGTTGCGCCAATTACTGAGCCTACTACCGCGCGTGAGCAGCAAGCTATGGAACAGTCCAAAGACCAGTTGCGCGTACATATGCCAAAGACCAGCACAGCGGATGTTGGTGATAGCGAGTTTACTTATGAGGGCAAGGTATTCCGGGTGGATAGCTCTGCCGTTAAGTTTATGGATGATAATACGCCTACAAGATGGAATAGGTACTTTAGGGCAGAAAGTGTAAATGCATAATGGCTAAGGTTGATGTTGAGGCAGTAGTAATAGCTTGGCTTAATTCCATATTGCCTAGTGGATGGGATGCCTACGGCGATAAGCCTGACACACCCGGCGAAAAATATGTATTAGTAGACCGCACCGGCGGACCGCGTGAAAGCATGGTGCTGGACAAAGCGGAAATTCTAATTGAGGTATACCACCAGACCAGCCGGGCAACTGCAAAGGATGTTGCCAATGATATAGCTGACCAAGTTGTAGCGCTTGAGGCTTACAGTGCAGACATTACCCATGCCTCAGTAAATTCAGTTGTAAACCTAGATGACACATTAGCCCAATACCACCGCTACCAAATTTATTGTGATGTATGGGGCGCTCGCAACAGTTAAAAAATGTGTTCAAAAAAGTTGTTGCAATAGAAACGGTTATGGTATAGTTGGAATAAGTCAGACTAATAAACGGTTACTCACCGGAAAGGAAAGAGGGGAATGGCTGAATACTTTTACAAAGATGGCGATGAGTACAAAAAGGTAGATGATGCCTTGCATACTCAGGCTGATGTAGACAAAGTTGTTGAGAGTCGCTTAGAGCGTGAGCGCAAGAAATTTGCGGATTACGATACACTCAAAGAGACTGCAGCTAAGGTGTCTACCATCAAGACCGAATACGAGGATAAGCTAAAGGAAAAAGATACCGTAATTGGTACACTGTCCGGCGAAGTAAAAACCGCCAAATTAGCAACCGATAAGGTTAAAATTATCAACGAATTCAAGCTATCAGATGAACTTTCAGAATTTGTTACCGGCGAAACCGCAGACGAAATGCGTGAGAGAGCTGAAAAGCTGTCCAAGGGTATTGGCGTAAGTGGCGGCAAGGTTGTCATCAAAAAAGAGGGCAAGCCCGGTGAAAAAGATACTGACAGTAAGAAAATTGCTAAAAGCTTATTCGGCGCAAAAGAATAGTCCTGACGATTAAACACTAATCTCTTAAAGGAGAAAAATCGTTATGGGTAATCCCCTCCGCACTTCTGCCCTGAACCTTGCCAATCACACTGGTGAGTCTTGGAGCAAAAACATTCGTGGCGGTGTCCTTGCGGCACTAGCACCATCTTTGCCAGATGTAAAAGTAGGCTCAACTGACCACTTTACATTTACCACTACGCCAAAAGCTGAGTTGGTAGGTGAAAGTGCCAGCAAGTCCAGCATGGATGGTACGCCTAGCAAGGCTACTGTTAAGACCTACAAGGTCCAAATCACCTACCGCTTTAGCAATGAAGTTATGTGGGAAGATGAGGACTATCAGGCTGGCATCGTTGATGGCTTGGTAGCAAATGTTGCCACAGCTCTTAGCCGCGCATTGGACTTGGTTGCCATTCACGGTATCAACCCTCTTACTGGTGAAGTCTCAAGCAATGTTACCAACTACTTTGACAAAGCTGGAAACGGCGTTGCTCGCGTAGTTGCAACAGGTGATGTACAAGCTGACCTTGAAACCGCTGCAAGCGATTTGCAAGAGGCTGGCTACATCGCAACTGGTATTGCGCTTGACCCAGTATTTGCCGGTCAGCTCGCTCGTAAAAAGGATGGTGAGAACCGCCCACTTTACCCAGAGCTAGGCTTAGGTTTCGGTTTCTCTAGTTTCCAAGGTCTTACTGCTGCATCTAGCGATACAGTTAGTGGTCGTCAGGAACTTGAGGCATCAGAGGTTAGCATCCAAGCTATCCTTGGTGACTGGAACGCCTTTAAATGGGGTGTTGCTCGCGAAGTACCACTGGAAACCATTGAGTTTGGTGACCCAGATGGCGCAGGTGACCTAAAGCGAACCAACGAAATTGCAATCCGCGCTGAGGCAGTGTTTGGCTTTGCAATCTTTGACGGTGCAGCTTTCAGCATCATCAGCGAAAACGGCGCAAGCTCTTAGTTTAATCCACTCACGGAATTAGGGAACAGACCGCTTAGGCGGTCTTTTCCTTTTGGGTAATAAATGTATGCGGCAATCATGGTAAAATATGCTTATGACAAAAGCCAAACTACTGCCCTACATAAACAGGTTTACTGGTGACATCAAAGTTATGAGTAAAAAAGACGGCAAAAATCTCAATGAGGATTGGGCTAGGGCAAAAATGGCTACCAATCAAGAGGGCAAGCGCGTGTTTCGCTTTAAGTTAGATGCATCAGTGCAAGGCAGAGATGGCAAAACTCACATGGGTACTGCTATAGTAGACCTAACAGAGAGTGATGTGCCATTAGAGTTGGAGGGTGAAAATGAGCAGCCAGACACAAAGTAAATACGTTGCTGATTTAGCAGTAGCCAAGACCAAGGAATTTAAAGAGGTCAAAGAGCTGCTTATTGCCAACCAGATTATTGGTGCTGATGCTGAAATTGTTAAATCAGCCCAAACAATAGCTGAAATAACCAACGCACTTACCGATTTGCAGGCATCCAAGCTCATAGATGCACTCATTGCCACCAAAGAGCCGGCGCGCGGCACAGCCTACTCAAAAAAGCGCATAGACAAGGTTACGCTCATACTGGATGACATCAAAAATGAAATTGATGCTTGGGATTTTCCAAATGCCACTACCCCACTAGATTACGGCAGGGCAGCGGACATGCTAACGCCAAAAGTGCTTGAGGGCATTAAGCTGCTCAATAACCCAGAGATTGCACCAGATACCCGGCAGCTCAATCAAGAGATATTTTTACGCGAGGTAGCCAAAGCTATTTATGATAAGACCTATGAAATGAATGCCTTTGATATGCAGATACCCCACACCAAAGGCGATGGCATTGATGATAGGTACTATGGCATGGCTAAGGTTGCCAGCAATAGTGTCTCTACAGGAGCTGTGTAATGGATGAGTATATAAAAAACTTCTTGATGAGTACCGCAGCTAAAGCCCAAAAGGATGCTGTGGTCACCGCCCGGCAGTCCGGCAAAAAGCCAACTGTTACGCGCACTGAGCATAGCGATGCTTGTAAGTGGTGTCAGTCCAAAACCGGCACATATGAAAACCCCGGCAGCGATGTATTTGAGAGACATGGCGGCTGTGAGGGTAAAATTACCACTAAGGGCTATGGCTCGCGCAATGGATTGCTCAGTAACTACAAAGCCGGCAAGTCTAGCGGTCCGGGCGCGGCAGCACCAATAGCGCCGGATGGTGGGCAGGTTGTCTTTCGCGGCACAGGCGCAAATGTCTCAGCAGCCGGTTTAGAACTAGGCAGCGGCTTGTATGTTGCGCGTGATACTGCCACCGCAGCCCAATTTGGCAATGTCGCACAATTATCATTACCCCTTAAGAGCAAGGACATATTACTAATTGCCAGTGATAACCAATACCAAAAGCTCATACTAGATGCTCAAAAATGGGCGGTCCGTACTGGCAACAGCCTAGACTCAAATGATTTTATACCTGCCTATGTGCGCTACCTTGGCTACAAAGCCGCTGAGGTCTCACCAACTGTAGACCCTTTGGGCGGCATCGCGGTATATGACCCGGCAATAATTAAAAAGCTACAAAAGCAAATGGCGCGATGATAGAGCTGGTACTTGAGGGCAGTGTACCAAGCAAGAAAAACCAGCGCATCAATCGCGGCGATGGTGTCAGCTTTCCGAGTAAAAAGTTTGTTCAGTGGCAGAGCGATGCATTAAAGCAGGTCCGCATCCAAACTCGGCAGCGGTTTTTAGTGCCGGTTGGTGTTGAGGTCATAATTTACTTTGGCACTAAGGTCCGCAGTGATTTAGATAACCGCCTGAGCAGCATATTGGATATGTTAGTAGAGGCATTGGTAATCAAAGATGACAAGTGGCAGGATGTGCCGCGCATCGCTATAGAGGCAGAATACCGCAAAGGCAAGCCCGGCGCATTCATACGCCTAACAGAGATTGAATAGCTTGCCATAGCCCTTATGTTACAATTACAATATCTGGTATAATAATAACCAATAACAATTACGCATACGGTGCGGCAAATCCGGCTTAAAAAGGACAGAAATGCAACCAAGCCAGCCGGTAAACCCACTAATTGAAAGAGCAGAGCGATTAGCGCAAAAGCTACTCTTAGACTTGGCAAGCCATGAGGCTAGTGTTCAAGATAAATACGAATACTACGATGCTGACAATGAAATCCGTGATTATGGCATTTCTACCCCTGCTAAGATGGTCCACTTGCGCCCCGGCATTGGATGGGCAAGCCGCGCAATCAATACCCTTTCAGACCGCGTTGTGTTTGAGGGCTTTGTAAATGATAAGTTTGGCATCAACCAATACCTTGAAAGCATCAACGGCTTAAGAGTCATAAACAACACCAAGCATGATACCTACATTGGCGGCTGTGCTTTTGTGGCTGTTTCTGATGACCCTGAGAGCGATAGAAAAATATTAGTACCATTTACCGCTGCTGAGGCTACAGGCTGCTTAAACCAAACCACAGGCTTGCTAGACACTGGATTAGCAGTTACCCGATGGGGTAAGCCAGAGCCAAAGGGCAAGCTCAAAGGCAAGCGCTTTGCGCCGGCAGACTACATTGTATTTACACCAGTCTTTACAGCTATCTTTGTAGATAGGGAATTAGTGGAGCTAGTACCAAATCCTACAGGTCGCACATTATTGCACCCACTCACCCGGCGCTCTAGTGCCGCAAAGCCACTTGGCAAGTCACGCCTAAGCAATACGGTCCGCCGCATCATCCAAGAGGTTGGTAGGCTCAAGCGCCGTGAGGAAATTGCAGAGGAATTTTACAGCCTGCCGCAGCGCTACATTAATGGACTTGCTGAGGGCGCTAAAAAAGATAGCGCGCTAGACAGTGCCATTGGTAAAGTGTGGGCAATCACCAAAGATGAGGATGGCGATAAGCCAGACATTGGGCAGCTCGCTCAAATGTCCATTGACCAGTTTGAGACCGCCAAAAAGGATAAGGCGCGTGACTTTTGTGCTGAGACCGGGCTAACACTCCGCAACCTAGGCTATGAAACAGCAAACCCAAGCAGCGCTGAGAGCTTAGTAGCCATGTCAGATGACCTGCTATTAGAGGCTACCAACTCACAAGAGGAATTGGGCGCACAGATTAAAGAGATTGCCATTACCTTACGGCTCGCGCTTGATGACAATGACCAAGTGCCTGATGGATTGCGCGGCATTGTGCCGGCATGGAAACCAGTATTTCAGGTTGATATTGGTGCTACTGGTGATGGTGTATTTAAACTGTTTGAGGCAATGCCAGAGCTGCAAGGCACTATTGCCGGCTACCGCTTTTTGGGCATCAGTATTAAAGAGGCTGAGGAATTGGCTGCAAAACGCGCTGCAAGCACCGCCGGCAGCGTATTTGGAGGGGGTCAGTAATGTCAGTATCAATACCAGTAACCGCACCTAACGCCTACGCTGACAGCGCAGACCTAACCCTGTATTGGAAAGCGCCGGACAGCGATACAAGGGCAGATTACATGCTTAAGCTGGCTAGTAACCGGCTCAGGCAGATTGCGCTTGATGTGGATATTGATTTAGATGCACAGGTAAACGCCAATGAGGTTTACTTTATTAATGTCCAATCAGTTGTAATGGAGGCTACCAAGCGCGCGCTGCAAGCACCGCTAGACCAACAGCCAACAGAGACCTATGGGCAAACAGCCGGTCCGTACAGTGAAAACTTTAAATATAGCAATCCTGCCGGTGACCTTTACTTTAAAAAGGCAGAGCTTAAGCTGCTTGGCTTGTATGGCACTCAATCGCTAGACAGCATTAGCACATCACAGAACCTGTACGGAAACATTTATAGCTCATAGGTGGCAGTATGATAGAGTTTTTTGCAGCAGCCACAACTACTGACCCTGCAAGCAGTGCTATAGGCTATTACTTTACGCAGGGTGTGCTAGGGGTCACAGTCATTGTATTGGCACTGGTCATTAGGTTTTTGTTTAGCTACTACACCAAAAAAATTGATGAAAAAGATGCTAAAATTGACCTATTGCAAAACGCG